ATCCTACCGGGCGCCCTGCATTTCTGCAAGGGTTCCTTGATCGTGTTTTCTGTTCAGATAGTGGTGCGCTTATGGATGAACCAGACATCGAGGCAATCTATGCTATTCGTCAGTTAACACTGATGTTTAGCAAGATAGCTCTGCCAGAGAATTCCGAAAGGGATTCTCACCCTGCTGGCGGCCGAGAGGTCGTCAGTCAGGATCGTGGCAGACTAGCGATGTCTGAATTTGTCCAGTGTGAGCAGGATGTTCGGGATGCGGATAGTCGACTTGATCCCCTCCATATGGAGGATTTCAAGCGTATATCCACAATGCTTTTTGGCGAACTTTTCGCCAAAGTAGATAGAGATATCTACTGGGGTAGAATTTATCCCAAGCATGGCCCAGGCGCTACTGCTGACCGCCTCTCAAGTAATGAGAAGTGGAATCAGCAGCTCTGGACCTCACGCCTCCAAAGGATTTTTCCTGCGGAGGAGTACCTCTCTGTTAACCCGCATAACTACCGGGAACACAGNGAGAGTCCGGACGTCCTCGAACCCGGTTCGGAGATACCCGTTAGGGTTATCACCGTTCCTAAAACGCTCAAAACACCAAGGATTATTGCGATAGAGCCCACCTGCATGCAGTTTATGCAGCAGGGAATTCTNCGCAGTATTCTCGACGCGTTTAAAGAGGATAGTTTCCTCTCGCGCGTCGTCGGATTTGACGATCAAGAGCCCAACAGGACTCTTGCTCGAAAGGGATCATTTAGCGGTGATCTCGCTACACTCGATTTGAGTGAAGCATCCGATCGTGTTTCGAATCAGCATGTACTAGCCCTATTGGAAGACTATCCTCATTTGTCTGAGGCAGTCCAAGCCACTAGGTCTAGAAAGGCTGATGTACCTGGCCACGGAGAAATCCGTTTAGCCAAGTATGCGTCTATGGGTTCAGCTCTCTGCTTTCCCTTCGAGGCTATGGTATTCCTTACCTTAGTCTTTTTGGGAATAGAAAGGGAGCTAAGTGCCCCGCTTTCTTCCGTATCGGATATCAATCGATATCGGAAGCAGGTGCGCGTTTTCGGGGATGATATTATCGTCCCGCGAGAACATGTGCTGTCCGTTGTTAGTGAACTCGAAACTTTTGGGTTTCGAGTAAACACTAGCAAGTCTTTCTGGACCGGAAGGTTCAGAGAGTCTTGCGGTAGGGAGTATTATG